TCACAAGTAAGGAATCATCGAGATAGCAAGCTGAACAGTTTCAAAACCACCGACGAGGCCGAGAGTAAGAAAAGAAACGAGGACGTTCAAACGAACAAGCCCTTCAAGGTTGGACTCTTTCTCCTGGCGTCGCTCCTCGCGCTCCATGAGCCAGGAGGCAAAACGTTGTGTTCGGTTGGGAGCTGCAGCTACAGTTTCAGTTTCAGTTTCAGTTGACATCTTGACTTTCCTCCTGGATGATCGCCATCACGGCTTCGTTGTCGGTGAGGGAGATTTCTTCAAGTTCGATGTAGTAGTTGAACTCGTCCGTTCCTGTGGCAGTGGCGGCGGTAATGCCGATGTAAAGGTCACGGACGATGATGTGCGTAGGGTCAACGAGTTCGAAGTTTTGTTTTGGAGCTGAATCTCCAACGGCTTCGGTTGCCGCCCATGCGACTTGGCGACGGTCATTCCATCGCCATTCAACGACGCTTGAACCAGGAGATGCCTCCAGAGCTTCGGGATGAGTTCCAAGGACTCCGTAAATCTCCCTCGATCCAATTGAAGAAGAATGTAGGTTTGTTTGTGAAATGACGAAACGCTTGATTCGATAACCATGATTGAATCGCTGGTCGTTCTGAACCAAGTTAATGGCACCATCGTAAAGGAAGGTGCGAACCTCTCCACGGAGGACACGGATCCGACTCATCGCTTTTTGCCCCCGGCTATCTTGTGTGCTTCTTTCACCGCACGTCGGAAGCCGCCAGCCTTCCACTTACCGCTCTTGAGCTTGTATCGAGGTGCGACTTTCTTGAACGCCTTCTTGTATCGGCGGTTGTACGCGGACACTTTCTTACGAGGTGCTGCAGGTGTGGGTTGTTCGATGGCGACGGTGGGAAGAGCTGTAGGAACGCCCATGCTCATGCCCTGGGCGATGCCAGCCGCAAAACCGTCACGGTATCCTGTTGCGTAGTCCATCGAGACCAACCTCATTGTTGGCTCAATGCAAGGGCCATCGCTTTGCTTTGGCTCATCTTCTCAACAGTGCATTCGATGACGATGCTGCAGTAGACGTCGCCTGCAAAGCCCGTGTTGGCCACGCCGCCCAGGTAGAGGGATTCCGTAGCGACCAGGTATCCGTTCGTGTAGAGCTGTGGGGCGATGTCGAACGAGTTGGAGGACGACGCAGCCAGGGGAGACGTTGAGATCGAGGGCGTGTATGCCTCAATCTTACCTGCAGCGACCATTGAGCGGTCGGAGGGCAAAACGATGTCGGCCTGGCTCTGCGTGGTGAGTTGGAATTGTGCGACGGCGGCGGTATCGGCTGCAGCCATCGAGAGAGAGCGTCCGACGTTGTCGGTGAAGGCGACGTCCACACGGTGCACCTTCAAGATGCTCTGGTTCAACGCGTCAACGTAACTGCCGAGTTCGACCGCTCGCTGTGCGAAGGTGTTTGTGTTTCCAATGTCAAGTGTTGCTCTGATGAAGAAGCTTTCAGCCATGAACCAGTCAAAACGCGCAGTGCTACATAAACAGCACCTAATCTTCCCTATGGGTGACAGCTCGTGTTAAGTTAGTCCCCACGCCACCCTCCCTGTTTACCAACCAGCCATAGGGTTTAGTCTTTCCTTGGGAATCCTATCAGTTGGATAGGGTAATAACATTATTTTTATTACCTCCAGCCGCTTCGATAGGCTCATGGGGAACCAATACAGCATAACTGTAAGCGACGAAACGCATGCGATTCTGACACTGGCGAAGGAAAAGAAGCTCAAGGTGTCGCAGATTGTTGACATCGCGGTTAAGACGTTGGGCTTGGAGGCTCTGCAACGTCTGCAGACGACCTTCCGACAGGCTGACGCGTACCTGGACGGTGAAACATATGAGTGAACCTGCAGGGTGGTCCTGGTATGCCGTCGCCTACGAGCGCCTTCGAACTCATCTTCAAGAGGACCACACGGACAAATGGAGTCACATCGAAGACGAGCTGCGCATGTTTGAGGACGAGTTTGTGTATGGGGAGTTCAAAAACGGTGCCGATCATGAAGTTTCATGTCCTTGGTGCGACTGTGACTTCAAAATGAAGTTCAAGACGTACGTGAAGATGGTGATTGAATGAGCTGCAGCTATTGTGACGCTGACCTGCAGCATGACAACGAGGGATGTTGCATCATCGTTACAGAGATTGACTACGGTGTCGGCATCGACCAGAAGCGCTTCTGCTCGTTTCGATGCTTGAAACGGTGGTATGACCTTTGAAAGTCACGTGCGCGTTGTGCGGATACCAGGGCGAAGTCGAACGGCCCGACCTGCAGCACANNCCNATNNTGGCGTTCTTCTCGTTCAAACGTCCGCGGGTTGAACCCGACATCTGGATTTGCGACGTTCACAAGTAAGGAATCATCGAGATAGCAAGCTGAACAGTTTCAAAACCACCGACGAGGCCGAGAGTAAGAAAAGA